CACCGCCTCCGGTATTACCGCCTCCAGTATCACCGCCTCCGGTATTACCGCCTCCGGTATTACCGCCTCCAGTATCACCGCCTCCGGTATTACCGCCTCCAGTATCACCGCCTCCGGTATTACCGCCTCCGGTATTACCGCCTCCAGTATCACCGCCTCCGGTATTACCGCCTCCGGTATTACCGCCTCCGGTGTCTCCTCCGTTATTGGTGGATCCTGAATCTGTTCCGGTTCCGTCAGCTGGAGTAATTGTGCCGTCACCAGATGATCCGTCATCATATCCAGAACTTTTTGGGCCTCCGCCATCAGATCCTGATCCTGTTCCATCGGCTGGAGTCATCGTTCCATCGCCAGATGACCCGTCATCAGTAGTTGAAGACCCGCTTGATTCAACTCCTAAAAAATGATCGCCGCTATAATCCCCATTACCAAATCCGCCGCCAGGATTCCCGCCAAAACCTCCAGTAGGCCGACCTCCGCCTCCGCCTCCTCCACGGCCTGTCCCAGTTGATCCTGAATCAGTTGGATTGTTTATTAAATGTTGCTGAACTGGGCTGAAATAAGAGCCTTGAGGGCCGTACCCAAAATTAGAACCAAAGTAAGCAGGATTGCCAACATAAGTTTGAACTGGTGATAAATTATATTGACCGCCAAAACCTTGATACGTTTGCGGCCCATAACCTCCGCCAAAACCTTGATACGCTTGCGGATAACCTCCGCCAAAACCTTGATTAAAATTTTGCGGCCCATAACCTCCAAAATTGGAAGTCTGCATTCCTTTGCCGCCCATTGACGAGCCATAACCCATTGGAGAGTATCCGCCATAGCCGCCCGTCTGCATGCCCTTACCGCCGGTAGATGTTCCGTAATAAGGGTTCTGCTGATTCATTTGCGGTTGAGGAAACATTCCGCCTTGAGTGCCTAATAATTGTGGAATGCTACCTTGTCCCTGAGTAGGAGTCACAGGTTGAGGTTGATTTATAGCAGGTTGGGGAACTTGTTGAGCTGGCAACGTCTGGTTTTGGAATTGATTTGGCATAGCCTGTGCCCACATTACTTGATCAGAGTATTGCTGTTGATACTGCGGCTGATAACCTTGCTGATACTGCTGTTGCTGCTGATATTGATTTTGTTGCTGCTGGTACTGAGGCTGCTGCTGAATTACAGGATCATCAGTGGTCAGTTGATACTGCGTCTGATCACCTTGCTGATACTGCTGTTGCTGCTGATATTGATTTTGTTGCTGCTGGTACTGAGGCTGCTGATAACCGCCGCCATACTGAGACGAATAGCCGTTATTGGGCGTTTGCATGCCCTTGCCGCCAGTAGATGTACCGCCGCCGTAGCCGCCAGATACGTTAGTCATGCCGCCCATTATGGTCTCCTCATTTTGCCAACCAAGTTTAAGGCTCGATTAACCACATTGTTAACTGACAAATCTACATGATGATTAGGATGCAAAATTGAATCCTCTTCATCTCTTTTATGAAGATGATGCATTTGAGCGGCAAAGTTTTGCTCAGGAAGACCAATAGAGTATTCTTCATTATTGTCTCCCACAAAACCTCCTGCAGCATAAGCTTTAGGTATCTTTTTAAATTCTAAAGGCTTTGGCGTAATATATTGAAGACCTCTAGCTGCTTCTTGAGCCATTGGCGAATCAATTTCATATTCGCCATTGTTTTGTTTTGCCCGTTCAACAACGCTATTATCAACATGATGAGTAAATTCTGTTTCATGGCCTAAATTGCTAGTTGATTCCGTAGGTGTCGTCATCAATATTGCGCCAGCCAACTTGCCATTTTTTGTTTTAAAACGATTTTCATCAGACGGCAAAAAATCATTGTCTTTGAAGCGTGAATCCGTTGGGATTTTCTTCATAGTTGTGATTTTTTGTTTGGTTTGTTTGTCAGTTGTTGTAACTGGAACATCAACTAAACGGGGATGCAAAATATGTTGCTTTTGATAATTGTATCTTCTGCCATTAATAGTTGTATGCCCATAATGAGAAAGATCAGGCGTTGTTGGATTGCCATTTCCATCAAAATGAGCTTCAGGACCTTCAGCCATTTCGGCTTGATTTAATTCATTTTGCTCTCTTGGAGCTGACCAATATTTCGCATGAGTAATAGCGCCTTGCATGTTTTTGTCTAAATCAGAACCGCGCTTTACATTTGTAACCATGTAAGAGTTTTTTGGAGGGGTTAAATTCCCTTGTTCGTTAGTAAAATCTTTTCCATCAGCGGTTGAAGCCGTTATGGTGCGTCTAACTCTCTGACTATCTCTTTTAATATTGTCGGGGATACTGGCTCCGTTTTTTACTTTAGGACCAATATTTGAGTGAGTAACATAATAACCATTCTCTGGATCATGCAACTCATCGGTTTTCCCGTATGAATTAGCAATGATCATTGGCAATCCCAAAGCCTTGCGTTGTTGATTTAATCCTGAAATAACATAACGAGAAGATTTGTCCGTTTCATCAACCACGTTTGGTCTAAACATGGTTTTTCTTCCCTTTTTGTCTGCCTTTTCAGCAACAGACCTTAAAGACCCTGTATGGGCTAAAATCCAATCGGTAGTCATTGCTGGATCAAATTTAGCTTGTTCATGGCAATTCCTACGAATTGCAGCATTAACATATTGAGACTCAGCATTTGGAGCAAAACAAGTTCCTTTGCTAGTGTCTACAACGCCGTTTTCATCGACTCCGCCGCCGCATCCAACTGTTTGACCGGGACATGTGTTAACAACATGTCTAACTTGGTTAGCTCCATGACCAGATGTATACAGGGCGTGACCAGCAATTCCTTTGGAAGTCCAAGGGTCATATGAATCAGGTTCGTATTTAACAGTATCAGTCTTTTCGCTTTCGTCTAAAGTATTTGCACCGGGATTAATGTGCCTTGCTTGTATCAAACGATTTAAAGCATTCTGCTCTATTAATTTTTGTTCAGCTATTGGTTTGCTAAAATGATCTTGCAAAACTTTTTTATGAATAATTCCAATTTTGCCAACTGTTAATGGATCTCGATTTTCAGGTCCGTAAACTTTAGCTCTAGCCTCATTAATATCATTCATTCCAGAAATTTTTTGACCGCCTTTTGGGCCGCCTTCTGAATACACTTTGCCCTCTAGCATATGGCGAGGGATAACAATTCCTTTTACCCCTCCTTGACCAGTAGCAGGGACCATAACTCTAGTTGATTTACTTAAATCTTCATTTGAATCGTCAGATGATCCGCCATCAGCTTTCAGCGATCTAGCAACCATCATGGCGCGTTTAATAGCTTTATCGTTATCAATTAATCCGCCATATGATTTATGAATTCCTTTACTTGCAAGCAAATTTAAAAAGTCACTGTTTTCATCAGGGTAATGATGTTCTCTTAATTGTTCAAGAGCCATTGCCTTTGCGTCTGCATGAGACAAAGGAGGATGTTCGGCGTAATTATATTTAGCTTCATCATAATATTTTTTTGCTTCATTGTAAGATTCAAAAGGAGTTACATGATCAATCTCTGAATTATGAACGCCCCAATTGTGTTTTGGGCCTTGAAGTTTAATTATTTTGTAGCTTGGGTCTGGTTCAGGGTCGGAATAACTTCCGTTTTGGTCATTTTTTTGCAACCACTCAATAAGATTTTCACGCGACCATGAATTAATGTCATCCAAAGATGGTACAAATTTTTTAAACATGATTAATCACTGCCTTCAACTTCTTTGGTCATTTTAGGGATTTCATTCATCGCTGCTGGAGCGTTTTGCGGATGCAACAAGATGTCACGCGCTAACTCCATAGCCTGAATTTTCTCACGAGAATGCCGATCTAGTGCGCGATTTTGGGCTTCATCTTCCGAATCGTGGTGTTTGATTGCAAGCTCACCGCGCTTAGTCTCGGCATCCATTAGCTTCGCCCTAGCCGCCATCATGTCGATGGCGTTAGGTTGATTGCCCTGCGGAGGAGGAGTCGGCTTATGGGCAAAGTGTCCAGTCTGGACCTTTGCTTGAGCTTCCATCATGCGAGCATCAGCTTCTTTCATCTTGGCATCAGCAGAGGTCTTCTCGTTCGCCAACTTCGCTTGGATCGCCATCTCTTCAGGCGGCGGTGGCGGATTGGCTGGCTTCGGAGCTAAGAACTGCTGAGGATTGCTCCATCCCATAGCGTGCATGGCAGCCATGTCGATGGCAATCGGGTCATACATCGATGGGTTGGCGGCCTGCAATTGCTTCAGAGCCATCACCTTCATAACGCGCTGGGTCTGAGAAGCGGTATTTGGATCGGCTTGCGGCACGAGATCAACATTGTCTAATGCGCGCAAAAACGTCTGCTCATCCCAAGGCTTATTGCTGCGAGTTCCGCTCTGCCAGAAAGACTCTGGGTTATCGCGGAACACCTCAACCAACATCTTAAACTCTTCCGCTTGGGCAGCATGCAGGCGTTTGTGAACGGCGTTCAGCACCTTCACGGCCTGCTCAATCATCGCCAAAGTCGTTCCAACAGGCGCATCGGCTCGGCCTTCGCCCACTTGCTGCTCAGACGTGCCGCCAACTCGCATACCCGTTTGAGCCATGTCGCCGACCAGCTGCATCAGTGCTTGCGATGGAGGCTGGTAGGGCAATGGCATGATGGCTTGGTTAATCGGCAGACCGCCGGTCTTGACCAGAGCACCGCCTCCGGGCGGTACACGGAAGATATTCGTATTCTGCCGACCGCCCGTGTCCGCCATTAGGAAGCCTGGGAAGTTGGAATACATACCAGCATCCAAAAGCTCACGCCAAGCAGCAGTGATCGCATTGGTCGTGTTGCCCAAAATGTGCAGCAGGCCGATGTCGTAAAATCCAAAGCCGGGCACGAACGTATACTTCACAAAACGCTTGCGAGCAACAGGCAAATCTTTAGTCTCTTCGCGGTAGTTACGCACAATCGACAGGACCTTACGGCTAGAGACATCAATCGTCACGATGTACGGAATCTCTAAGCCGGTCTCGCGGCCATTAATCTTATGCTCAAAACCTGAAATCTCAAGCTCGCAATAGCATTCGTAAATTTCACGATCACGATCATGCGGATCGGAAGATTCAGGCTGAATGCCCTGAACAGAGCTTTCCTCTCGATCCAAGCTGTTAAGCTTCGGCGCGTTGGGCGCACTCAAATCAATGTCTCGATACACGCCCAGAATCTGCATGCGCTTCACAATCGATGGGCGCATCATGATTCGTTGGGTGACTCGCTTGGCGCTTGCCAAGTTGATAGCAGAGTTATTCACAATCAAGTCGTTTGCGTCAACGGTCTCTGAAACAGGACGATTGCGAATTGGGCAGTAATAAACTTTCTTAAACGAAGAACCGCCAAAGCCCAGCATCAACAACATTCGGTCTGTGTCTGGATAATACTCAGACGCAACCGTAGTCAAGTAGTGATTCAAGTCGCGCTCTAAGCAATGAGCGTCTTCGTCTTCCTGCAAGATCGCGTTGTTATCGTCATTGCGAATCTTCACAGGCCCGTCAGTCGGCAACAACTCAGATCGAGCGTTCGCCTGAAAGCGCAACACCGCTTCCAAAAGCAAGGGGTGGCGAACCTTCGACATGCCCTCGACTGGAGCTCCATCGGATGCACCTTGCAGACCGGGTATTTCTATCTTCAATCCCAACAGCTTCACGCCGTTGGTTCGGTCTTCAATCCAATCGTTTCGGCTTCTGATGTCAGCATCGATTCCGCGCAACATCTCTTCGGCGATGCGCGACAACTCATCGTCTGGGATTTCATCAACAAGGTTAGCATACCAATCGGTATCCTTCTCCTTGCGAGACTCGCCCAAAGTACGACCATCCAGAGAGACTGTGACAGATCCATCTCCGTGTTCAATCTTGATAATGTTTCCTTTGTCATCAATGTCAGGGATGTCTCCGCCCTCTTCCGCCATCTCAACAATAATGTCTTCATCAGGCAATGCAACGCCCTCCTCTTCAGGAGCTTGTTGTCGCAAATTAGGCATCAGACCTTGCGTCATGGCCATGCAAATCACCCTTCCTTGTTAACAGCGCGGAGACTTTCCATCTCCCTAACGAATCGATCTATCCCTTCTTGGGCTGCATTATTATCAGTTTTCGCCTCAATTGTATAGGTTCGGCGGTAACAAAATGGCGGCTCACCCCAAACCTCAACCGACCACACAGGCATCGGACCATCCTCCAACAAATCGACAATCGCTGAAGCCAACACTCTTTCATTCATGGCACTAATTTCCTTTATGCTGGGTAGAGAGGAGCATCCTGTCCTCGTGGGTAAATCTTCTTCGACTCAATCTCAGCGGCGCGCTCAGGAGCACGGCTCAACAGTCCAAGCTCGCGCAAGTGCTTCAACCCCATCGAGCAGGTGTCCACCAAGTCATCGTGCTTGCCCTTCGGGAACTGGCCAACTTGCGTGATCACCATGTCAGCCCAAGCCCGATCCGGCGCGTAAACCGTGCCGTCAGCAAAGATATGCTGAACAGCGTACAGACGCGACAGCTTATCCATCGACTTCGGATCCGACAACTGAATGGCGTACTTCTCGTTGTTATAAACTCGGCGCAACTCTTGGGATACAGAAATTCCTGCCGCTTTGTTCTCCACCAGCAGCTTATCGACCTTAAGCAGGCGGCAAGTGTCGGCAACCTTCCCAAGCAGCTCATGGAAAGCCAGACGCTCAGACCACGCATGCATCAGCATCACCTTGGGCGCGCCGTCAGCATAAGTACGGTCAACATACATCGGTCTGCCGTCCGCTCCCAGAACCCGACTGTTCTGCGCTACTGTATCTGAGCTAAACACGCCCCAAACCGTCATGGCGGACGGGTCGTTCTCCGTCTTCATCGTATACGCCGTATCCAAGCAGGCAATAATGAAATCCATCGGCGGAAAAGTGCTATCAGGCCATAATTGCCACCAGTCACGCTTGATCACACCGCCGCCTGCAGGCTCAGGTCGCTGCTGAAGCTGTCCGGCAGAAGCAAAAGGACCCAAAGACCGCTCCAGAGCCTTAACCTCATCCTCGCCAAAACGCTCAGGCCACATCAGATCATTGGGCACAGCCCGTGGGTCTTTCCAGCCAATCGGCGTGATGTAAGAGCGCTCAGGCTCGTACCGCATCGGCAAGCACAAATGCGTCCACTGATCGGCCTCTTTCGACAGAATATGGCCTGTCAGATCGTCCTCAGCCAACCTTTGCTGAATGATGATGTAAGCACCCGTCTTCGGATCGTTCAAACGGGTAGACATCGTTCCATCCCACCAGTCCTTCGTAGCCTCAATGGTCGCTTCCGAAAAGGCTTCGTTGGCGGCGTTGGGATCGTCCACCACGATGATCGAACCACCTTCACCCGTCACCGCCGCGCCAATCGATGTGATCAGACGCTCGCCGCCCTTGTCGTTGCTAAAACGGGACTTGGTGTTTTGGTCGCTCGTTAGCTTAAAACGATCTCCAAACATCTTCTGATACCAGCCAGACTCAATCAGCCTCCGACACTTCACGCTGTCTCTCAACGACAGCTGGTTGGCGTAAGAAGCATGCAAGAAAGCAGTTTGCGGACCTGAGGTTGGGCTAATCCTTCTTTGAATCCAGCACCAAGCAGGCAAAGCAACCGAGGTAATTGAGCTCTTACCCATGCGCGGCGGGATGTTAATTATTAAACGCCTAATCTCGCCGTCAATAACAGCTTGCAAATGTTCTGCGACAGCTTCAATTGGCCATCCGTCTTTCCACGGGCTAGGATCGATGTACTTCCAAGCCTGCCTCAAGAACTCGTACAAGCTTTCCTCGCAATCAGCCCGATCAAGCTCCATTAACTGCTCATCTGGATCGACCATCATCCCATTTATCTTGATAGCCATTATTCTTCCTCGCCTTCGTCGTCCCCCTGATCAACCTCTCCTGCATCCTCTTCCTGCGCGTCATAGCCAATCGTCAGATGGTCAGACTTGCCCTGAGCCGCCATCATAATCTCGCGCAAATGCTGGCGCTGCTCAAAAGACAGCTTGTTAACGTCAATCGTCCTCGATGCCGTAATCGTGTTGGGCATCTGGCCATTACCATCTTTGGCAGTAGGCGTGCCCATAATGTTCTGATGCGCTCGCATGACATACATGGCAGCTTTTACCATGTCCTTGTGATTCGGGTC